CGCGGATTTTCTTACGAATCGTCTCTAATTCATTCATGCGCCACCCATAAGCTTAGTACCGGCCTTAATGACCTCGGTCATCTGCTTACGTTCGGCTTCTGTATCACGAATGTCAACCTCTGCCATAATCTTGGCACCAGCGATCCGCTCGGCAGACGCCATCTTCTCCTGATCAAGGCGCAGACGCTCAGCCTTCATCTGCATATCAGCCATATCCTTCATGGCCTTGCGCTGGGCATCCGCCGCCTTAATCTGAAGTTCCTGCTGCTGCATCTGGATCAGCGGATCCTGAGCCTGCTCCTGAGCCTGCTTCTGCTGGGCTTCAGCCATTCCGTCTGCCAGAACCTTCTGGGCAGCCATAGCCTCAACCTGAGCAAGAGACTTCTCAACCTCCGGTGGGACGGGATCACCCGGAGGAGGCAGCGTAACGCCAAGCTGCTGCTCAATCTTATTCCGGTAGGCAAAGCCCATATGTTCGGCAATGTGAGCCTGCATGGCGGCCTGAATGGCTCCAGCAAACTGGCTCTGCCCAACCATCTCCTGAATACGCGGATCTTGCGCGAAGGACATATGGACAGTGAGGTGAGCCTCGTGGTCCTGATCCTTAAACGCTTTGACCTGATCCTGCTTGAGAATAGCCATGTTCTCAGACACCGGATCCATTGGCTTGATGTCTTCCGGCAGCTTAACGATCTCGTCGGCGCCCTTGATATTTAGAACCTCAAGGAACTCGCGATGCAGCAGCGCCTCGTTGTAGATCTGTGGTGCCTGCTGCGCCATGCGGAGGGCAGCCTCGTACTGCATGACCCGCTGCGCCATCGTGGATGCATTGGGATCCGAAACCGGGATAACGTCAACACGGTCATCAAAGTCTTGTGCGCGGCTGAAGTCGCCATCGCCAACATCGTATTCGTATTCTGGACCCATGTAGTCCTTAACGATCTGGGCAATGAGCTTAAACTCCTGCCCCATCGCGGCGTGTACACGCGCCTGAACGGCAGACATGACCTTGAGATTACGCTCCAGAAGGGCAAGTGTAGTTCCGACCGGGGCGTTCGGGTTCATGTCCCCAATCGAAACATCCGCAATAGAGCCGATACGACGGCCCTCTTCCGTGAGCGTTCCAAGCAACTGATACAGAACGGCGGAAGGTTCTTTGTAGGGAAGGAAGGTGATGGAATCCTTAATAGCACCCGAAGCAACATCAACATCACGGAACTCTCCCGGCATAAGTGGCGAACTATCCCCCTTGATGCGGAGGCCGCGCGCCTTAAGACCTGCGGGGAGGTTTGAAAGTGTACCGGCATCAATAAGCTGCCGGATGATGGACGTTGAAGACTTCGCGATACCACCAATAAGGTGAATAAGCCCCGTACCATAGAAGCCCAATCCGGGCAGATATGGATAATGCACGAAGTGCATCCGCTTCTGCTTGGCGGGGTCTCCTTCACGCCAGTTACGGCGGATGGAAAGGACCGTCTGCGTCTGCTTCTCAATGGTGATCACATATGGAAGGGCAACCCCGTCCTCAGATTCATACCCCGGCAGATCATAATCGACATGCATCTCAAGGATTGTATAGCGATCATCAAGCTCCCAAGACGGCTTGTCGCCATCAATACGGTCATACTTGTCCTGAATGTCCGTCCGCTCCGGGGTCGGGTCCGGAAGATCAACATCGCGGTAGAACCCCGAAGCCATGAGCTTTTTAAGCTCGTTCGGGTATTTCTTCATCACATGCGTATAGCGGGGGCAGGACTCAAGGTCAGATGCGCCATAAGGCACAACGAAGTCCTCCGAGGGAACAAAGTCAGCCCGAGGAACCTTGCGATATGAGTCGAAGTAGATCTTCTTAAACGCAGAACCGGCAAGCGGCTGCCGGAACAGAAGCTGCTCCATCTCGGCACGATAGCCGGGGATCTTCTGCGTGACGATATAGTTCATCTCCTCTTCGACACGCTCAGCCTGCTGCGCCTTCTCGGTTGTCAGCTTCCCGATAACCTGAGTACGAACAGGCCCAGAGGCAGGCATGACTTCCATAATCGTCTGCGCCTGATAGCGAACAACGGCTTCTGCCAGAAGGGGATGATACACACCAGATGCACCCGGCCACGGCGTTGTGCGGTCCTCATACTTCATGCCGAGGAGGTCAAGACCCTCAATGTATGCCTTTTCCCAGTCGCGTCGGGATTGGCGGTCAGAGGAAAAATCGCTAACAAGATCTGCCGCGATTGAATCAAGCTCACCCTCGTCAATGTACTCCGCGAGGTTGTCACCAAATCCCTCGGAGTCTTGGATGCGCTCCGCCTCCTCGCCAGAAAAGTCAACTACAACCCCGCCATCCTCGGTGGCCATTGTGTTGATGTCAGCCTGCTCAGGCATAACGACGTCAATCGGATCCTCCTGCGGAAGGCCCATCGGATTAGGGAGCGCGCTTTCAATAGCCATTATTTGCCTCAGTAATAGGGTTCAGCGGTCGGAAGACGCGGGGGCGCATCATCGTCGGGTTCATCGTTGTAAAGCTTAACAAAGCCACCCTGCCGGAACCGGAGCATGGCCTGAGAAACGGAGTCCACAAAGTCATCATGCGCTCCAGATGGAAACGCAGCGCATTCTTCGATGACTTCTTCAGCCCATCTTGTATCCGGCGCCCAAACGGCCCCGCTTGCGAATAGGTCTGTAATAGCGTTTACACGCGCAATCTTGTCTTGTCCACGGCTGGGCGTGAAGTCGGTGACTGGAATACCAGCAGCACGGAGTTCGAAAATCAATGGAGACCCCGAAGCCTTGGCCTCAATGATGAGCATATCGGGTTGCCACTGCTTATAGTGTTCCAGAGCCGTCTTCTTGAGTTCTGGGAACTCCATCTTGTCCTTGAAGGCATCAAGCAAGATGATGTTGGGAATGGGCTTCCCACTCTCATCATTGTAGAAAATCCCCCAAGTCGTGCAGGCAGAATAGTCAGAACGCTCGGTCTTCTTAAAGGCGGTGTCCCAAGATACGAGAACAGAGTCAACGACCGGCGGCCTATCCGACTGCCAGACCCTCCACCACTCGCGCTTAAGAAGCGCGCCCTCTTCAGAGGTCGGGTCTTGCTGGTACTGAGCAGACCACTTGGAGATTGGAAGCTCAGCCTTAAGCTTGCTCAGTTCCTCAAGAGACCAAAACTCTGGCCACAAAGGCTGACCAGATGGCATGATGGCCGGAAGCTCAATAACTTCCCACTCGCTAGAGCCATCCCGCTTGATAGACGCATCAATGATCTGGCCGGTAAGATCCCGCTTCGACCATCGCGTCATCACGATGATGATGGCACCACCCGGCTGAAGACGCTGACGGGGTCCGGATGTATACCACTCAAAGACCTTGTCATACACGCTCGGGTCGAACTGGCCGAGCATGGCCTCCTGTTCCGAGTGCGGATCGTCAATGATCAGCAGGTCGGCACCCTTACCAGTAACGGCACCGCCGACACCGATAGCGAAGTACTCACCCCGCTTGTTTGTAGACCATCGACCGGCAGCCTTACTGTCCGACTGAAGTCCAATACCGGGGAACACCGCCTGATAGTCTTCAGAGCCTACGAGGTTACGGACCTTACGACCAAAGCCGGTAGCCAATTCTGCCGTGTGAGCGGTCTGAATAACCTTCTTCTCAGGGAACTTCCCAAGAAACCAAGCTGGTAGCAGGTATGATGCAAACTCCGACTTGGTATGGCGGGGTGCCATATTGATGATAAGGCGTTTACACTTACCCTCAGCAACCCGCTTAAAGGCATCCGCCATGACTTTATGATGTGATCCTCCAATAAATGACGGCCACATCATCTCGACAAACTTCATAAAGTCATCACGAGCGGCATCCCGCTCCTTGGCTTCATCAAGGCGCCGCAGGAGTTCTAGGATCTCCGGGCGCTCATCCTCGGGGATTTTTGCAACAATTTCCGCATAATCCATGACGATATGATACCACAGGTTGGGAAATAAATAAAAAGCCCTCCGGGCCTGTTGTTCCGGAGGGCTTGACGCGGGGGCGGGACGTGTCGCGTTGTGATACGTTGGCTGTGACCCAGAATGGAATCCCTAACCCGGAGAGGTCTTACTCCCCAACCAACAATATAACTCTGCCACACACACGCCGATCTGTCAATATGTACGGGGGACGCTGATAAAGGCTCCTAACGCTATCCCCCGGTTTTAGCTTCCCACAATAGAGCCTTGCGGGACTTGTTGGGTGCCAGACTGATTTTAAGGGGCCACACCCCCACCCTCGCGACACCGCCCACCATGACGGATTGCTAGGCCATGAAATCCCCTACTGGCTGGGGTCGCTGGTGAGGCGTCTTTCTCCTTCACCCAATTCTGTAGTTGGTTGCGGGGGCAGGATTTGAACCTGCGACCTTCTGGGTATGAGCCAGACAAGCTACCGGGCTGCTCCACCCCGCGTTACATTAGTCCGGATGAGATGACGAGGCGTTATCGTCAATCTCAATCTTCTTGGCCTTCTTCTCTTCCGGAATGAACTGCTCAAGCATGATCTTAAGCATACCGTTCACAAGCTCTGCGTTCTTGACCTCAATCGTGTCGGCAAGGGTGAACTGGCGTGTAAACGCACGGTCGGCAATCCCCTTGACGATATAGGAGTCGAGATCTGCCGTAGAGTCGCTCTTGCCGCGAATTGTCAGGGTTCCGTCCTTCATCTCAATTTCGATGTCGCTCTTGGAGAGACCAGCAACCGCCAACTCAATGGCGTACTTGCTGTCGGACAGCTTCTTGATGTTATAGGGCGGGAAGGTCGGGATCT